TCAAAGTATATACCTTTATCCTGAGCCTCTAATACCATCGGTTTCCCGTGAGGTTGTGACCAGTTATGCTGATTTAAAAAGAATATCTCATTAGATCCCATAGGACCACGTTCTGCAATTGTTTTATTCGCCGCTCCGGGCATAATAATTTCCTCATCATAATCCACATTGCCAAAACTAGCAAAGTAACCTGTTACAGTCATCCTTTGCATATCAATGTCCTTAATCTCGGCTTTAAAGTTCTTATATTCCAATAATCCTTTCATGATTAAAAAATTTTATGTAAATATACTAATCGTTATCTATTTCTTTTAATTTTCTTATTGCCCATTCAACTCCTGCCGTTCCGCCCCACGCATCCCACATTAACCCACCGCAACCCTCTGTATAAGGGACATCGGCATGTTGCTGATGCCTTTTAAACGATGCCATTCTAGCAATCGTATCTCTTGACAAAGGTTCTCTGTTTGCTAACTGTCTAGCTCTTGCTTTGCCAACTGGCGTACCGCATTCGCCCCAACCGTTTTCTTCCGCCCATTTTAATGCACGTTTAGCATTGTTTACCGCTGCCTCTGGATAATCTGTATATGTTTTAGCTTTTCTTAAATAGTCAGGCGTTCTTGGTTTTAGTATCGGTAAACCATCGTCATCCTTTAATGCTTCGGTAGCCATTACGCAACGGCAATTTACAACCTCAGCAGCAGGTGCGCCAACTGCACCGGGATACATCATTGGAGTTCCACCAACTATAAAAGGTTGATTTAATCCTATGCGCTTTTGTTTCATTGCCAAATGCGAATCTCTTGTGCGCTTATCCTTTGTATTAATCCAGAACTTTACAACCTCATAATCAGAACTTCTAGCACCCTCATTTATTCCGTGATTTGCAGCCGTTGTTGATTCTGTTCTAGCTATTACTAAAGACCTTGCCCTATTAAATGCAGGATCATTTAATGTCTTTTGAAATAGTTTAGCTTGATCTCTTCTGGACAAATTTTGTCCTAAAATATTAGCTAATACAGTTTTAACTTTATCTTTTGTTGTTTCATCAATTCCGGTAACCTTAGTACCTCCAATAAGTCTAAAATAATTAACCATTTCTTCATACCAAACTGCATTAAAGAAATCTATAATAAAATCCTTTTTGTTTTTAGGTACTGAGTTACGTATCCAGTTATAGGAAAATGTCGCAGCGGAAACGCCAACCTTTGTGTAGATCTGTTCTAATCCGTTATACAAAGGTTTTTGTTGTACTAGAAACTGAATGTATAGTTCAATATTATCAAACGTATCCTCATTTACAAAATCAGCCACTACACCTGTCTGCTCATCTAAAGCTTTTTTTATAATAGGGTAAGCATAAGCCTCATATTCTTTATGTAGCTTTAAATAGGTTTCCTCAATAGGCACTAAGTTAGCAGGTACGTATATTTTTTCCATCTCTGGACTGCTTATCTTATCATATCCCTGAGCAATACGCTTTTCATCTGGAGTAATCCAATAAGACTGATTTAGCCATGCAGTAAGGCGCTCCATGTCCTCCTGCATCTCAGGATAAGAACTAAAGTCAAAATCAAAGTAGTATTTCTTCCCGTATGCCTTAGCGTATGGCTCACAAACAAACTTATTTATAGCATCCCTAATCTTGCGAGATAATGGAGCGGTTGCGTTATAGATTAACTGCTTAGATGCCCAACCCATGTTATTATCCGTTGATGCGGCTTCACTACCTGAGAATTGAATAGGAACGTGAAACGCTGCATAAATCTTTCTGGTGTCAATGTTAAGAGATTCTATTAACTGCAAATCAGTTGATGGCATTCCTATTTGTGTCCATTTTAACGGACCAGATGATGGAAATATTCTGTCCATTAAAGTTTCACCACGCTTTGCCTCAACAAACTTTTCTTTTAGAACATTCATCTGATCTTTAGTCAAATTTGCACCCGCACCATCTGGTGATATAAAACCATAAGCACCACCATTACGTATTTGCTTTAATAATTCGTTATCGCCCTCATTCTCTTTTAATACATTCCGGTAAATAGCTTTTATAGGTGACTGTCCGTATAGTTGCGCTCCTGTTAAAGTAAAGTCAGGATTAAAGGATTTAAAGTGAACAACTTGATTAGCAGGAATAGGAACCTCAGTCATATATATAGAGCGCATCTGATAGCCTTTAATTGGCTCAAACATTCCGCCTGAGATAATCTCTATAAACTGACTAGGTAAAGAGTAGAGTTGTGACCAGATTTGATTCTCGGTCATTACAGGATCCTTGCCATTACCAAAGATATATCCATCGCCTGTACACAAGAAAAACCCTGCTAAATCAGTCATCCACTCTTCATAAGTTTGTTGAGGATTAGGTTTTGCTAATAAGTCAAGAATTGGATTGCTTTCAAGCTGATTAAACATTTGCTCTTTTAACTGCAGCGTCCTCATTTTAGCCGTTGCACCCTCAGCCATTGACATATTTTCAAAAATCTTTATATCTTTTTTAGTTACGCCGTCTTTAACCTCATACAAAGCATAAGCGCACTCAGCTATTTTCTTTGATATAATATCGATACAAGTATATATATCAGCGTTTTTCTTAAATCCCTCCTCAACAAATTTTACCTTATCCTCAAAGTCTACAACCACTTGGTTGTTTCCTATCCATCCAAATACGTTCTGGTTATAAAGGTTAGCAGTTATTTGTTGTTGAAGTCCCGGCATTAAAGCCTCTAGTTGACTTGTAGCTGCCTTTTCTATATCAGCCTTAAAGATTTTAGAAAATACTCCCATTTTAGTTCCAATCAAATGTATATTCTTGTTTTATTTTAGATGCTAACTTATTAAGAGCCACATATCTAAGCGGATCGATTAGATGATTGTATGCATCAATAGGATCATTTAACATCTTGCCAGTTTTATCTTTTTTCCAAATGTAACTAATTAATTCCTTTTTAAAGTTATGGCTATTTGCGGTAATATTTATTTTATATCTTTTTAGTATGTCAATGCCTTGTTTAATTGAGTCTGGACCTTTAATTGCTCCATGAATATTAAATCCCTCTGCATATATTTCTTGAATAGATTTAGGCTCTGCTGAATCTGCAATTATTTCTTGTTCAGGTGTTACGCCAAAATCTCTTAGCTTTTGGCATATATCCATATTAGTTAATCTAGTTTCATAACACATTTCATTTACCCATAATTCGCCCTCAGACTTGTAAACCTCTATTATTCCTGTAGGATCATTTGTAAACCCAAAGTCAATTGCAAAAGCAATTAATTCAGCATCCTCTGGTATTGCCTCACATATTCCCCAGTTCCTAAAGATAACGCCTTCAATCTTTCCGGTCATGCCTCTAGCATAGACTCGCCAAAGTTCAAGATCTAAATCTTTTATATCCTCTATTCTTTGATGGTCTTGTTCTGATAGAAATGGATTATGCCTATGGTCTGATATTATTAGTTTAGTATCTGGCTGACCGATTAGCTTAGTATGCGCCCAAAACTCATTTGTTGGGTTGTAGTCAATGTAGATTTGATTTTTAGTCCTGATTGCTAACTGCCAGTAAATCTGGTAGCTTATACCATTAGCCTCATTTAAAAATAAATAGTCACGCTTACCATTCTTAGCTGACTGCTCATTTTCAAATGATGTAAACTCAATTAAAGACCCATTAGTAAAATAGACAACTCTTTCACTTTTATTCCAAGCTTTTAATTGAGATTGTAGGTATTTATTATCAGCAAAAATATTTACTGCATCCCGGTAAGCGCCTTTTCTAAGGTTAGGCAATGACTCACCAACTACAGTTATTACTAATCTTTGCTCAGTAACTGCTTTATAAAAAAGCAGCTGCATAATAGAATAAGTTTTACTTGATGAAGTACCGCCTTGATTTATTAATACCTTTTCTTTGGATTCGTATAGATTATAAAATAAAGGCGAACATTTAAACATCTTCTATTTCATTCTCTGAATGAGCCAGAGGAGGTGCGGTATTATAAACTACTGGAGCAGGTACTTTAAAGTTAAAATCTCCTGTCATTGTTAAATTCTGTGATGATTTACCATAGGCTCTATCTAATAATACCTCAGCAGCTCTAACATCTCCTTTAACTGCTTTAGAACGTAATGCCATTAATATAGCTTTTGCGGCCTCTATTCCATCTTTCTCCTCACCCAGAACATCTGCTAATAAAACATCTAATTGAGGTATTATCTTTGTTCTGCCTTTTAAGTTACCAGAAACTCCTTTTTTAAATTGGGTATCTTTACCCCTTTTAAGTGACTCTTGAGTATTTGTAATCATAATGAATATCCTTTAAAAACTCTTTATATTGTTTTTTATCTCCATACATAATATGGCATTGTCTGCATAATGCTTGTAGGTTATCTATATTATCAGGCTCTTTAGTACCTCCCATGCCTCTACATTCAATATGATGTATATCTACTGCCTGACTTCCGCAAATTTCGCATGGTATAAAATCTGCCTGATTAAAGCTAAAGTACGTTAAATATAATTTAGTATGATTTTTCAAATGTTTTAATCTTTAATTTCTTCAAACTGTTTTCTTAATTGCATCTGTTTTTTAGATTCCCAAGCTTGTTTATACTCACTATTTTCAAATAGCTTACTAAACCCAGTTATATGCTTTAGCTTTAGTATTTCTTCTGGCTCCATACCAAGATGGTTGCAAATATTTTCATCTGTCCACCCATTTTCAAGCATTTGAAAAACCATATTGCTCATACCAGATACTGAGTGCTCGCCTCTTGCTCTGTTATGTCTTATAGTTGCAGCCATCCTTTCGTTAATATCTTTTTCTATTACAACTATTGGCAGCAATCCTTTATTCCTATCAAAAATATCTTTATTGTGTTTACAAGTAAAATACCTGTGAAATCCATCAACAATTATATACTTTCCTATTTGCTCATCAAAGATAGTTACAATTGGTTGTGTATATCCATCATGCTTAATTGATTTGTAAAGCAAACCCATTTCTACTTTAGCAACACTATTAGGATTATAATCATTTGGCTCTACCATTTCAATAGGAACCCATCTAACAAAATCAATAGGTTGTGCTCCTATTAATGATAAATCTCTATGAATAAACTCACGAATATCATTAATAAATTTCTGTTTATCTAAAGACTCTTCAAATTCTTGCTTAATAAATGCATTTAGTTTACTCATTTGTTTGTTTTAAAGTATTTAAGTAATTCTTCTTTTTCATGCGTTTCTAAAAATTTTGTTGATTTTAACATATTTCTCAGATAATTTGTTTTCTTATAAAATCTTCTATATGTATCTACATCACCGCTTAATAGCCAGTTTTGAAATTTTGTAAAATCCCAATCGGAAGATAAAATTGTTTTAATTATTGTTTTATAAAAATCATCAATTATTAAACGCCCAGAATATATTTCCTTGTTTTTGTTTATTTTTTCTAATAATAAATCTTTATACTTTTGCTCTTGAATAATATTATTAGCTAAATGAATTGCGTATTCTTCCCATGATAAAAACATTGATGGCAAATCTTTAGGACATTGAAATGATTTACTTTTAAGGTGTTTTATAGTATTTGCTCCATTAATACGTGCCGCTACTCGTTCCCATGTTTTAGGCTCTATTTCCTGAATAAGCATTAAAGACTGAATAGCAGTTTCATGATGCACATTAGATATTCGCATATTGTTTAATGTAACTCCATTCCTGTAATACTCATCGTAAACTTTATTGTAATCCCATTTATTATCATGGATAGCTTTCCAGACATCGGTATAACTCCAATCGTATATTGGATATAATGTGTAGTGTTCTCTGCTTTTATTTAAAATCTTGCCGTATGTAATATGTTTATAGGTTAATGCTTCTGTAAGTGCAATAAATCTTTTTGGTGCTTCTTCTGTTCGCACTCCTGCGAGGTAACAACTCTTCTGGGTATTAAACTCTTTTTTAAAAATAGCCTCAAATAATTCATGAAACCTTTCAGTTCCGTATGTGTTTTCCTTTATTGAAATATCATCTTTAGGATGAATCCATTTTTCTTTTTCATCTTCGTTCCAACAATATGAATACCTTTCATAGCTTGATGCGTTATTAGTAATTACTATTGGCATCTGAAACCAGTATGGTTTTACATTAGGATCATACATTACCTTTTTAACTACATCAATAGTGCCTTGCCATTCTGCTTCTTGGTCAATAAATATTACGCTTAATGGTAGCCTATTTTTTTCTTTAGCAACAATCATTGCTAAGTTTAATGTTACAGTACTATCTTTACCACCTGAATATCCAACCACCACATTTTCAAATTCATCAAAGATATATCGTAACCGATCTAATGCAGCATCGTAAACATTAATCTTTTTATAAATTTTCATATCGAATTTGTGTTATGCCATTTTTAAATACCTTTACTACTTTTGCTCCTACTTTTAAGTGTACATTAACGGACATTTTAGTACAATTGGCTTCCGCAATTTTAATCCCAGATCGTTTTAATATTTCTAAATTATCCTTTAGCATTAACATTAATAATCCTTTTTTTCTATACTCAGGTAATACGTACTGGCATTTTAATAGTGCTTTACTTCCATTATATTTAATAGCAGAAAAACCTTTTAATATGTTATCCTCATAAATTCCATAATAATCAGCTTTATCAGTAAACAATATTCCATCCTTAACTGCATTATTTTTATAAGGTAAAATATTTACTAATAATACTTTCTTAACTACCATAAGCATTTATGTATTGCTTTAAAGTACGATTATTACTTGATTTAAATGGATTGTTATAAGTATCTTGATAATTTTCATTTATACCGGAAGCAAAAATTTTACTAGTTCTTTTTCTACCTGCAATAGTTGTTGGATTGTTTATTGAAGATTTTAATTCCATGTGCTGAACAAAGTTTGGTAATGGTTGCATTATGTTAATGTTATTATTTAGACAATACATTGATAACCAAACATCAGAAAATTTTGTATTAATTGCAGGGTATTTAAGTAAGTCTTCTATTATCTCTTCTGGATAAGCAATGCATTGCGCCCAAGCATTTGTTTTCATTTTTATCCAACGATATCCTTGATCGTAAGCTTTTTTTGATTGATCAGATATAGAAAAGAAAACCAATGGGCAACGATTTATATTTGCGTTAATAGCTTTT